GTATATCGTTTGTTTCAGGGAACCGATTTGCCGAATACGACAAAATGGAGTTTGTGACAAAGACGCCAGTTCCGCCAAACTTGAAAGAAATTCATCTCATTATGAAAAACGAAGGATTTATATTTACATAAGAATCGGATTGTGATTAAATAATAATGACAGCAATTATAGTGTGATTATTATTTTTATTTATTATTAGTTTTTTTGTTTTGTTACAACACAGATGCCAGATAACATCCAGAATAGTTTTCTGGTCCAGTATGATTAAGATTGATTGTAACCTCAACGTGAATCTCACCCCCCATATTTGTCCATCTATTGCAAAACATCCAATCTTCCGATAAATAATGTCCATCCTCTACTCCACAATCAAATAGTGCATATGCAAAGGCGTTTTCTTCGGGCAATAAAAAACCAACATCATCTACATATTTAGTGGATGAAAACGCTTGGTTCATTTTTTCAATAACTTTGCGCTTGATCATCATAAACCCGGTTGCAATGTGACGGACGGTTGTAAGATTATTATGTACGTGCAAAGTATTTGTTGCAATATTTAGGTTATATGACAATAGTTTATGTTGAATCAAATTTACATCGTTAATAGCGTCTTTGAACATTGATTGATTTTTTCGATCGATCCAATTCTTAATAATGTTTGGATCTTGAGTATCCGAATTTGCATTGATTAGCTTGTTCCAGTTGTATCGTTTTAGTGGATAAATTCCACCGACAATCGGTTTATCTGCAATTAATAATTTCAAAATAGAATTGCTGTCCCACGTAATATCGTTATCTATAAACAATATATGTGTAGTATTTGGATTACTCATAGCTTTTGCAACTAAATTATTGCGCGCTCTCGATACGAGACTATCGTTGTTACAACCTTCTATATGAAGTTCAATTCCGAGTTCCTCCATATGTTTTATGGTAGCAATGAGCGAGTTCATATAATTTACATAACACATCCCGCCGTAATGAGGAGTTAAAATATATAAACAAACCTTATTTTTTAACAAATATTCTGTTATTCTGCTTGTAAATGGGACCTCGGTTTCATCTAGCGACATAAGTGATATATAACAACTTGTCTATAGTTGTATTTATATTGTTTATTGCGGCAATACAAACGACAATTAGTAGTTTTCCGAATGCAGCGGTCAATTCACTAAATAAGTATTTGAATTATTTACGTTATAAAATTATAAGTTCGATTTTTATAATTTTACATTTTGTATTTTTTGTAATTTTACGTTTTGTATTTTTTATAATTTTACATTTTATTGGTAGCAATTGCTGCTATATTTAAGCAGATGCGACGGCATCCGCCTTCTGGAAGTGATGCTTCATGTAGCGCTGGAGGTTGAAGTAGGTGAGCTCGTCCTCCTTCTGCAACTTAAGCAGCTTGGAGAGCTTGGCATCAGCGTGAATAATGCGTCCATTGCTCTTGTCCTGAAGATTGTGGGTGTGGATATAGGCGTTGATCTCCTTGCTAACCTCAGTTCTTGCCATCTCAGTACCAACCGTCTTTCCTAGGAAACCAGCAAGCTCATCACTGATACGGGTGGGCTTGATAAAGCCAGAGGGCTTGCGGTTGCCAGTGTTGCGGCGCTTCTTGGAGGATGCCTTCTGGGCAACCTTCATCTCACGGGAGACAGCCTTCTCAAGGGTCTTGAAATCATTCTTCACGGTAGAGAACAGACCAACCAGCTGCTGAAGCTTGGCGCTGAACTCAGACAGCTTGGTGTTCAATAAAGCAGAAGAATCCGCGGGGGACTCGGAAGTCTCAGCGGCGGGGGCGGCAGCCTCAACAGGGGCGGCAACAACAACGGGAGCAGCAGCAGCAGCCTCAACGGGGGCAGCAGCAGCCTTGGGAGCACGGGGCTTGGCAGTAGTAGCGGGCTTCTCGGATGACTTAGTAGTTCTAACCATTCTGATTATATACTATATAGTGTATCTCTTTTAAGTTATTTACAGCATAATATATTATATTAAACGTGGGACACACTGAATGTCATAACAATCAATTATTGATTTTACATATTTTACACATTTTACAAAAAATATGTAAAATAATTGTTTCAGAACGTAAAAATTAGGTATGTAGTAATCAAAATATATACATTTTTACATTTTGATTTTTTTGATTCTGGTATATGAATTCGTGTTTGTGCAAAACATAAGATCGTTTTACATCATAACTGACTCATATAACCAAGGCATCGCAGTTCGAGCACCTATTGAAACGGTTGTTAATGCGGATAGCGCGTGAAATGCGCCCAGCCTTTTATATTCATCATCTATCCCACTATATACCAGATTCTCAAATACGATTAAACACGCGGTTTGTATTTGTTGTAGTGATAGATCAGAATGTAAAACCCGCTGGTTAAATATTCCATCAAATGGCTGACAAAATGGTGTTATATTTTGGCGCACTTCATTAGATAATCCACTTCTTATATACCATATCTCATATAGCGACCGATATAAACGAATATATCCACGAATATCTAGTTCAGAAAACCATCCACTATTTGTATAATTGCCCAATTGATCAATCGAAATAAATAATTGTGTAATTCGGTTCTCATTTGACGTTAGCCGAATAGTTCGTATGTTATTAAATTGAACAAGCTGCTCTTGTGTAGATATTGTATTTATTCGCGGATTATACATAATATTGTTTTCTAACTGGGGTGGCATATGTCGAATTGGTCGTATTGGACGCACAATATTCGATGCGTAATGATTAGAAGTAGTATATGGTTCGTTTTCCTTTTTAAAATTGGGCAAGGTAATAAAACAACACTTATATAATGTTATAATATCGTGTTTCGTTTTATTATCGAATTTCTCTCGATTATATGGATTGCACGCATTATGATTATGTTTTATTAATTCTATAAGTGAGGATATATTAAATCCGTATGTAAAGCTCTTTTTATCCGTGAGACTGAAAAAGTTGGTCTTAGGAATTTCGTTTAGAGGTTCTAATGTAGAAAAATCACTTTCATTCACACACATTCCTATATTTTTAAAAGCTGGACCCCGTAGCCTCCCCATTTGTATAACTAACCATCTTCGAAAAATAGATTGTATTTTAATCGCCATCGTTATGCAATCAAAATGTGCGATTACACGACTCAATAGGTCAGATTTACATCCAGATAGCTTTAATTTATATTTTCGCGCTGCATCTTTTATTTGAGGCAATTTATACTTATTTATCTCTAGTTTGTTATTTATATAGTTCTCATAATTGAGCTCGATTAATTCTATACATTTTTTCTCTACACATTTTTTAGTATTTGTTTGTGGTTTATCCATTTGCGGCGGAGATGGAACTAGGAAATTTTGCAGTAATTTGTCAGACACATCCATATTATATATAACCAATAGATTAATATATATATATATATATATAACACGTAGATTAATATTTATATTTGTTTTATAACTAAGTATAGTGAATAATTTATTATACTGTCACGCTGATATCGACCAAGATGATTTGAATTTTACGTATAGTTATAAATTGCGTCGTAACAAGGGTGTAACAATGTTATAAAAATGATGTAATATTTGTGTAAAAATGTATTAAATTGTTATCATTTTCCGTCTCGTTATAATAAAATGTATAAAAAATTGAATTAAAGAAATGGTCTTATATAATCTATAACCAGTTAGTTAGTTCATCTAATTATAATTACAATGTCCAAGCCATCTACTCCTATTGTCATCAATTCATCCGACTGGAATACCGCTGCGGTTCGCTATATGCAACCTAAGGTAAATGATCGTGGTGGAAAGTCAATCAATCTTATTAGTACTCAAAGCAATCGCTCTCTGTATGTATCTACTCCCTTGCTTATGACTTGGGGCATTTCAGATTTTGTCGACGAGAAGGGTGAGTCTGACGGCAAGTTCAGTATGTCGTTGACTTTCCCAAATGAAACCTATGCTACTCCTGCTACACACGAGTTCCTAGCTAAGTTGAAGGCGTTTGAAAACCAAATTTTGGATGATGCCGTAAAGAACAGCGAGGCGTGGTTTGGCGAGGAAATGTCTCGTGAAGTTGCCAAGCATACATTCTTTCCATTCTTAAAGTACTCCAAGGACAAGCTTACAAAGAAGACAGACTTTACTAAGCCCCCTACAATTCGTGCTAAGGTACCGAATTATAGCGGTCGTTGGAACGTCGAGGTATATGATACCAAGCGCCAGTTGTTGTTTCCTTGCGACAATGAAAATCTGACACCAATGGATTTTGTCCCAGCAAGAAGCAATGTTGCCTGTGTTTTGCAGTGTGGCGGTCTTTGGTTTGGAGGAAAGGGTTGGGGCATCACGTGGAAGCTAAATCAATGTGTTGTTAAGCCGCACGTTCAAGAAACTGTTTTTGGACAATGTCATATTCAGCTGACAAGTGAGGATATTCAGACGATTGAAACTCAACCAGTGCAATTGGCAGAGGATGAGGATGAGGAACAGCAACCCGCACCTCGTGTCGCAAACAGTACTGAGGTCGCTGATAGCGATGATGAGGCGGAGCCTGAGCCCGAGCCCGAGCCCGAGCCCGCGGCAGTTGTTAAGAAGAAGGTTGTTAAGAAGGCACCTGAACTCGCTGCGCCGGTCGAGCCAGAACCAGAAGCGCCAAAGAAGAAGGTCATCAAGAAGAAGGTCTAAAATAAAAATATAATTCAATGAATCATCACAAAAAATTAGTTAGTAGTCACATCAATTATCTGTAATAAAATAAACAAAAATCCCAAAAAATGAAAATTCCACAAAAATTGTCATTTTTTATTGGTTGTGTATTTACAAATTGAAATACTTATTATTTGGATTGCATATCATAGACAAAGGGTCATATTTATATGCACATTGCTTTTTTTACTTATATCATATACATCTTTCACATTTATCCTTGATATTCCCGTATCTGCAATAATTATAGTTTGATTGGGTGTTAGCTTTAATAACGCGGTGGTTATTGGTATGGTACGATGAGTTCCAATATTTATATATAATGTCTCTGTTCCCCAAATGTCCTTTATATTGTATGAAACCTTGATTTTGATATTGTTTGCCTCGTCTATTTCAATATTCTCGGGCAACATTGGATTGCATTTGATATATATGTCACTTCCCGAATTATCATATACTAATTCGTTATGCCACAATGGTATTATATACGTATTATTGTTTACTTTTAAACGATATAGATTGTTCTCAAATAAATCGTCCAGAGTAGGGTTTAATATTATACATTCGTCATCATTCACCTTATTTGTTATCATTGATTCTATCTTTTGTAAAAATCCCTCCCCAAAATGCATCGATTTACTATAAACCTTGATTATTTCATATATTTTTATTAGCGTTTGTGTATCTAATTTATGTAGTGTATCTAATGCGCTGGTTTCACATACACCCGAAATCCGCTTTAAAATTGTATAAAATAGTTGATTGTTAGGTTCTCCGTGTACAATGTTTTTTATAAATGATGATAACATATTTGCATATCCGTTTGCTTCTCTATACATATGATTTGGTTCTGAATCACAATCTCCATCGTAATCATCATCTGTATCATCCTCTACGTGTCCATCATATTGTAACATATAATCGTATGCATCTTTTATTTCCTGAAATTTATTTGTTGTGTCTGATGAAAGATTTTTATCAGGATGATACAATAACGCTTTTATTCTATATTGTCGTTTTAAATCGGTTAGTGTAATTGGTACATTTTTTATATCTAATATATCACACGCCGTTTTATAATTCATCAAAATAGTGGATCTTACTTGTTATATACAGCATCATATTCTCTAAATGGTATATCGGTCTATAATTATTATTAAAATATTTTAAGAATGAATATGTCTTTGATAATACATCAGATGCATCCTCCTCATTCAAATTACCAGATTCTATAAAATGTGATACTATATACCATATGCAGTCGGATATTTCTAAATTATATGTTAATATGTCATATAATGCATCGCGGAAATTTGTAAATGATATCTCATTCACATTGGCAATTTCACGGATTATATTGTCACATATTAGATTAAATACATCGTTTGGCAATTCATCGGTTGTTGATATTAATGATAACGCCCTTAATTCTTTTAAATTTAATATACCACTTCGACCGATTGCATTTAGCATTTCTTTACTATTATTATGATTATGATTATGATTATATCGTCTCGTTGCATCCGGTGTAGGTTGAACTGTTTCTGTTATACGATGTATAAAGTCGTGTGGAGAGACATTCATTCTTTGCAATCGTTCGTTATGCGCGAGTAGTTCGTTGTATTTTTCGAGACTGGGTCTTTTTACTTTTAATCTATTACACGCGTTTATTATTTGAGATGGCAAAAAACTTACACTGTCCATCAACAATATATATTGTAGTTTAATCGTAGTCTGATTGCTATTATATTGCTGCATATAACTATAAAATACTTCAAGTAAGTCAGTACTTATTTTGTGGAAGTTTTTGCATACAATTATCCCGATTTTTTCGCTCTTGACTGAAACAATATCTACAATTTGCAAAAATATATCATGCCATAAAATCTTTGAATTGCATCCTAATAATGACATATCTATTTCGTAATGGATGTCACTTATTCGAACCGTATATTGGTTCTTGTCAGTTTGTATTGTCAATTTCTTATCATATTTTAAATCGCTGTTGCTATAATTCTTTAATATACATAATGTCTGAGTGTATTTACCAACGCCAGGCGGTCCGTGTATAATCATATTTTCAAAATTGCATATTTGCTTCGGCAAATTGTTAAAAAATTCTTGTAATTCTGGATGTAAATTGAATAATCTATGCGATGTAATATATTCATCACAAGTTGTTTCGTAATATTTCATTTCTATATTATCTATTGAGAACTTGCAAGTATGTTTTTATACGATTTCGTTGATAGTTATTATTATATTAGATAAATAAATATCAACATTATTATCTTCCCACTATGGATCGGTTTGGCAAGTTTGACAATTTCGATGCGATTGAAAATTGGTAGATAGAAATCCCGATTATTGACATTGCGGATACGAATAGGATTATTGGTATTGCACTAAACTCATTTATTAATCTTGGTTTAAATGAAATCACGTACAATAATATGCAAATGATTCCAAATGTGATTATCGAATTGAGTTTAAACTGGTCAAAGTCTTTTTGATACTCTGGTGGGAAATTTATCGGTGTGCCGACAGTTTCATTATACCGTTTTTGCAAGGTAGTTATCACTATCATTATTAATATCAATGCAACTACATGCATTCCAGACGCAATTAAAATGGCTATTAGTGAGAAGGTCGTCATTGCATTATTTGGAACCCCGTCGGATGAACCACTCATTAATTTATTTGATATCTCACTTCCGACAAATAAGGTGGATGCTGTATGTATCACGGTTAGAGAACCTAATGCAATTACGCCTGCCATTTTTTTATACATAAATACAAAACATATTATATATAATGTAAAAAAACCAACATAATTTAAAGTTGTATTCGCGGAAGACATTGTGTATACATTTTAATTATATTTTATGGATTTGGTAAATTATATGTTTTGCATAACCAATCGATTAATATTGTTGGCTCACATCCCAAATAACCTTCCGAGAACTTCTTAATATTTAAGAATTGGGGAGAACTCATATCAAGACGTTTATAATATACATATGCACCAAACTTTCCTTTACGAATACTCATAGCATCATTTAACTTTCGAAGAACGCCCTTCTCGGTTTGTGTTTCTGATGTTGTTTGTTTTGATTTCTCTAAAACGCCTCTTATATCTTCATATTTTATTTCATCAAATGATATATTGACATCTTTTAACGTCTCGTGACGCTCTCCACATTCAATATATAACCCATATCTACCATTTTTTAAAATTACATCCAGGTTCTCGAATGATCCAATTATCTTTTCCTTTTTCTCTATGATATCTTCTAGTTTATATTCACCCTTCTCCAACTTGGCTAAATCTATATTCATATCTTTTCTTACTGAAATAAAAGACAAATTGTCCGGGTCAGTCGTACATCTAATTACAGGACCATACTTATCGAATGTGAATATGTGCTCATCGTCTATTTTATATGTTTGTTTTGATATTTTTTCAACCGGCTTTGATAATTTCGCGATTTCATCGTAACATTCTTTGCATACATTTGACCAGTCGGTTAGTTCTCCTGATGATATTAAATCTAATTTACTTTCCATTATCTTTGTGTACTCATATGAGAACATGTCATCATAATGTTTCAATAAAAACTCAATTGTTACTATGCCTACTGGTTCAATCGTTAGCTTATTCTTTTCGTTTCCAAATGTTCTCTCTGTTATTACTGTTTTTACCGATTTATTTATTAACATATGTTCTCTACATTCCATTTTCGTTCCTTCTATATCTCCTCTCTTTACATAACCACGTTCTTGGATTGTATCTACAATGGTTGCAAACGTGGAAGGACGACCTATACCAACCTGTTCTAATTTTTGAATTAAACTTGCCTCTGTATAATGATGATGTTTGTTTCGAACCACTACTGTACTTTCGATTTGTGTATATGGTACATTCTTGGGCGAAATCGTTTTTAAGAAAAAGATTGTACCTACCGGCGCATTTTGATCATTTATATCGAGCGGTTTATCATTTACTATTTTCCAACCTAAAAATATCGGTGTTTCGATTGTATTCACATACTTATAATCGAATGGGGCGCTTATTTCAATCTTTGTGGTTTGCATTTTTGCATCCGCCATACAACTTTCAATCGTATTTCTCCATATTAGTTTATATAATGCTACTAATCGCTTATCGTCTGATGGTATTGACCGGTTTGCCAACTGAGTAACGCGTATTGCTTCGTGTGGATTTGTCACGTCTTTATTCTCGACATTGGAAAGTTCTCCTATATAGGATTCTGATTTATATTGGTCTACTATATATTTTGATGCTTGTTCTAAAAATGTTTTTGAATATTGAGAACTCTCTGTTCTCATATAGGTAATATAACCGGTTTGGTATAATTGCTGACATATACTCATTGTATCCTTTGGAGATATATTCAGTATATTACTAGATGTTTGCAATAATCTTGATGTACTAAACGGTTTGGGCGGCGAACGAATTACATCACCGGGAGAACCCACACTTATATTATGAGAATAATCCGGGGTTTTTGTTAAAAAATCGAGAACCTCGTCCTCATTCGTAAATTCTTTATTTAAATCAAATTTTATATTACGAGAAGTAAATTGTCCCGAAACCTTATATTTGTATTCTAGCTCGCTATTTGTACGGGATTGCACATCATTGTCATATACTAGACGAAGAGCCGGCGTTTGGCAGCGCCCAGCGGATAAAGAATTAGATTTATTGTGATATAAATACTTCCATAAGAATGGCGAAATCTTATATCCGACGATAATATCGAGAACCTGTCTTGCGTGTTGCGCTTTTACTAATGGTAAGTTAATTTTAACCGGATTTTTTACAGATTCTACCAAAGCGGCTTTTGTTACTTCGTGAAAAAGAATACGGTCTGTATCTTCTACTGATAAATCGAACATTTCGCATATGTGCCACGCTATTGCTTCCCCTTCTCTATCATCATCCGTAGCTAATAATATATTCTTTTTCGAGAACATTTTGATTATTCCACGCATTGACTCTATATGATCCTTTTTTTCTGGAATTATCGAGAACGTTGGTGTAAAATCGCCCTTTGTATCAATTGATTTTAATCCATTCACTGTACGAATGTGACCACGAGATGCTATGCAACAATAATTTAACCCCAAATATGACTCGATTTTTGCACATTTCGACGGCGATTCTACAATTATTAGATACTTGGCGGACGTTATATTACTCGACTCGACTGTGCTTGCATTCGATTTCTTATTATATTTTTTGAAAGTTTTCAGAGGCATATTGAGAACCTGAACAATCAGTTAATTATAATAATAGCTATTTAATGTTTATTTAGTTTGAACACAATATATAATACACGCAAACTGTATGAAATCAATTTATTATATATATTTTATAACAAAATGACTGACCGCCCGAATTGGGACGAATATTTTAAAGAAATTGTAAAGGTTACAGCTACACGTTCTCCTTGTACGCGATTAAAAGTAGGATGTTTAATTGTAAAAGACAATCGCATTATTAGTCAGGGGTATAATGGGTTCCTGCCTGGATGTCCGCACGATAGTATCGTACGTGATGGTCACGAACAAGCAACTATTCACGCTGAACAAAATGCATTATGTGATTGTGCAAAAAGAGGCGTTTCATCTGACAAGAGCATTGCATATATTACAAATTATCCGTGTTTAATTTGTACTCGATTGTTGATCGCTTCCGGCATTCAAGAAATTAAATATATTGATGATTATAATAATGACCCGTTAGTGCCTTATTTTATAAATCAAAAAAAAATATCCATATGTAAAATCTAATGAAACATTCTAAATTTCACACGAAACATAACATGATCCTTTATTCACTAGTTGATATTTCACCTGCAACCCCAATCTATATCTGGCTACGTAATCTGGATTGGCTTCATCCGGTTGAATTGTTGCAATTTCATCAAATACTTTTAACATAGGGTCAAACACCCCCGAGGAGGCATTGCATATGGCAACATCATTCTCAATTTTATCAAACTCATCCATTATTCTTGTATGAATTTTCGATTTTAATTTGTACAAACTCACCTCTAATTCACTCAAATGATCGTCGGCTAGTATATCATAATAAATTACACCGACCTCTTCATATGGTCGACTATATTTATTTTCCATATGAGGCAACGCATCTTTTAGAAAGTCGTCTTGTGTATCATAACAATTGGTACAAAAGTATTTGTAAGCCAACGCCGGTTCATTAACTCGACAGTTGCACCCGTACCATCTATATACGTTTGTTTCTTTTATGTTTATTAAATTACTTATATCTGCACTGCCTTGAACTGCAAACCAAAACTTCCCACTAATGTCGCCATTATAATATCGTCCCATTGTTTTATACATTTGTTTGATTGCACATATGCAGAAAAATCAGATTCAATTTTATGTTATTGCGATCCATTATGTATAAAGACAATTCTTTATATATACGAATAGTGAATTCAGTTATGCCTTCTATATGTCTAAATATGATTGTAAAAAATGAAAGCGCAATTATAGATCGTTTGTTAAAGTCGGTCTTACCGTTAATTGATACATATTGTATTTGTGATACAGGGAGCACCGACGATACTATAACTATTATCCAATCGTTTTTTGACGGTCATAATATTGCAGGCAAGATAGTGAGCGAACCATTCCGTGATTTTAGTTATAACCGTACATTTTCATTAAAACAATGTGGTGACTTGCCAAATTCGGATTATTTGTTGTTAATGGATGCAGACATGGTGTTAGAAATACCAGATACATTGTCAATTATTGACTTTAAATCATCGTTAGTTCGCAACGCCTATTATATGTACCAAGGTTCTCCTAATTTTTTTTATAAAAATATTCGAATTGTTAAAAATGTAAAGGATATATCTTATGTGGGGGTAACTCACGAATTTTTAAATCTACCAAGTGGTAGTGAAACAGAAAACATACCGATGACGCAATTATTTATAAATGATATTGGCGACGGCGGATCTAAGTATGATAAGTATGCCCGTGACATTCAATTATTAACTCAGGGATTGATAGATGAGCCGACTAATGTCAGATATACGTTTTATTTGGCAAATAGTTACAAAGATTGTGGTAAATATGAAGAGGCAATAAAATGGTACAAACAAGTTATTGACGGCAATAATTGGAATCAAGAAAAATATATATCTTGTTTAAATCTATATCATTCTTATAATGCATTAAATCAAAAAGAACTAGGTATATTTTACTTAGTCCAAGCGTTTTCATACGATAAGGAACGGGCAGAGTGTGTATATGAACTAGTTTCATATTACTGTTCTAATAATATGAATGAAATTGCATATAGTTATTACAGCATAGTAAAACCATTTTATGAAAACACATTTCTAACATCAAATTTAAACGACAAACTGTTTCTAGACGCGACCAAAGCGAACTTCTTTTTGCCATATTATATCATTATCGTTGCATACAAAGTAAAAGATATTCATACCGGCATCCTCATGTATAAAATCATTTTTACGAAGAAACATATTGAATCCAGTAAATTTTTTATAGGAAATATGTTATACAACCTGCAATTCTTTATAGATTCCGTTAAAACTGATACCGATTTTTTAAAATTATTCAAAGAGTATATTGACTTTTTACTTTCCATAAATTATCCAGTATATGAACACGATTTTATGAGTCAGTATGCAAAATATGGAATATCAAATAATCACCCTCACATTTCTAATTTTTCAAAAAAAGAATGTTCAACCAGCAATAAAATATTAATTTACACCGGATTTTCGGATAAAATATGGAATGATACATATATGTCGCACCATTCGCTTGGTGGTTCGGAAAAGGCAGTCGCGTATTTGTCTAGATATTTACCAAAAAAATATGAAATATATATTAGTGGTGAGGTAGAAGACGAAGTCGTTGGTAACATTACTTATATACATCGATTTAAACTGCAACCGTTATTAGATAAAGAAAAGTTTCACACGATTATTGTATCCAGATATTTATCATTTTTTTTAATATACCCAAGGTTCTCTTGTTACCAATTATTATTGTCGGCTCATGATACTATTTTTTTAAATAATTTGATTAATAGTGATGTAACTGTTGGCAATATCATATCGAGATGGAACAACGATATTGATGGCGTGGTTTCTTTAACAAAATGGCATAAAAATAATATTATTGAAAATTATCCGATCTTGCAAAATAAGATGCATATTATTAATAATGGAATATTAACTGATATTTTTCCAAACAAATCAACAAAAATAAAGAATAAATTTATTTGGACATCTTGTAGCGAACGAGGACTATATACATTATTAAATTTGTGGGAAGATATTTTGAAGCGT